TTATTCCGAGCTTTGCTCCGGATCGATCCCGTGCCTGTGGATCATTGCGTCACGCTCTGTCGCTACGCCCGCATCGAAATTTGGATCGTTAGGGAAGGGGGATTTCACTCCCTGCATGGCTCTTTCGTAGGCTTCATCGGCCTCGGCTTCTTCAGCCCATTCGCGCGCGTAAGGATTCTCGTCATCGTCAAAGTCATTGTTTTGAGACAAAATAGTTCTCCGGCATGGCGCGCAAGGTCAGAACCGAACCCGTGCCGCCTAAATGCCTGCGCTACCCTTGTGCGCTTCGTTCTGGCACTCTGGAAATACCCTTCCGCCGATCAATTCACAACCGTCGTCCGAGCCATCAGTGCGGGAAATACGGCGGTGGTGCGGCCGGTGCGGGGACGGCATGAGCGAGGGCACCCCAATTGATCCCCGATGGTTGCGCCTGTTGGGGCTGGCGATATCCGTAGGAGTTTGACTGACAGTTTCCGCCCGAGCAATTCGTGACGGTCGAGCCGCCCTGTCCGTCGAATGAGCTACAGTGGATTCCGCCCACGGTATCGCGAGTGCAGGATGTGGATTGCGCATATGCGGCGGTCGAGCCGAATGCGATCAGGGCTACAAAAAGCTTCAGGCACATCATGATCCTCCTAGTCGAGCATGAGCGGTGACAAATACCACACGAGACACGCCACGGGAAACCAAATGGGTGCGTTTAGAAGCAATTCGCCGTATCGAAGGAATCTCCGTAGCCGCTTCCCGATAGACCGTAGGCGGGGCGTGCAATAGGCGTCGGGGGAGGCGCTACGAAAGCGGCGTGGACGGCCATTCTCGGTAAGAGGCCATCGGCATCAACCTGATCGTCATGGCGGCAAGTCAGGCCAAAAGCTTCGTATTCCTCCAGCGCGCATTCACCGATAGAATTATTCGGAAGGAACACCTTACCAAGGCTCGCCATCGTCTGGAGCGCGGACGCGCGTTCGATCTTATTGGCCGTCCCTTGCGTTATGATCTCCAGCCGCGTCATGATGAGCGTTGATCGCATCGTGTCGTCGATCAGTTGCCAGTTGGCGCGGATGAGGGGATCGGCGTCCGCAAACCACGCCAGCGGGCGCCATTTCTTGATCAGCGCGAAGGCGCCGGTTTGGGCGATGTCAAGCTTGCCGTTTTTCGTGACGATCCCCAACGCCTCCTTAATTGAGCATCGGTCGCGAAAGCTATCAATCATGTAAAAATTCTTATCGCTATCGATTCCCCAAATTCGAAAGACATTGTAGTCCTTACCGCCATTGGCATGGTCCGATGTCATGTAATAATGGAGCTTCGCTGGAAGCGCGGACGGTGCGTAGAGTTTGAAATGTTCGCGCTTGAAAAAACCCGTGCCGCGAGGAATAGGGTCTTGCTGATACTGCGCGGACCAACGGTATTCTCCCATCGTCGCCTTTTCGCGGGCGACGAATTTATTCGAACGATACTCGGGGAGGATTAGGTCGCCGATGTTCTTGCGAGGATCGCGGTATCCGATCGAAGTCCTATTCTCATCTCCCTCATAGGTCATCGGGATGGTGAGAAACTCGAATCCGATGTCCTCCCCACGATCCTGCCGAGTCTTAATCTCGCCGATTAAGTCCTCTTCGTGGACGCGCTGCATGATGATGACGATTGCCGATTCTGCTTCGACATCGCCACGGCTCGTTGCAGATGAAAAGAATGTGTCATTGACTTCGGCGCGTATCGTTTCGCTGTCGGCGCGCTTAACTGGGATAGGGTCATCGATTATAAGTCGCGAAGCTCGGCCGCCCGTAAGACTGGTGAAGCTTTTCGAGAAACGCTCTCCCATACTGTTGTTCTGATAGCGAGTTACCGAATCGACTATGAAGGTCATCGGCCAGAGCGCTTGATACCATTCGGAGCCGACGAGGATGCGCATTTTACCCGCATCGCGCTCACAAAAATCTAGGGCCGCGCTCGTAGTCAGAAAGCGAAGGTGCGGACGCGTCGTCCATTCCCACGCGGGCCAAAAGACCGATACGAGTAGGCTCTTCATAAATCCGGGCGGGATTGAGATCGCCAGACGGGTAATGCGTCCTTCCGAGACCGCTTCCAAGTGATCGCAGACTGCACGGATGTGCCAACCATCGATGAAGTCGCGGCCCGGTTCTAGGATCGGCCATGCCGCCTTGACGAACGCGTGGAGCGATGAGGAATAATGGACGCGTGCGACTTCTAGCAGATCAGCCTGCGAAAACTGATCAGTCATCTAGCTCCCGGCGTGGGTCGGGCAGGGCGATCATCTCTTCGGCGTCGCTAGAAGGGATCGCATCGATCGAAATTGATCTATCCGTAGCAAGGTGCTGTTGTGCGGTAGCGGCGAGCAAGATTGCCTCCCGCACCTCTGGTGAAAGCTTGCTTGCGTCGAGCGTCGCATGAATATGTCGGTGCTGAATATCCGCCTTAATTTGCTGATTGGGTAGGCCCCAGCCGCGATTGAAAAGGATGTTAGCAGCAGTCAGGACATCGCGATGTTTTGCCGTGGGATCACGCATGACGGCAAGGCAGGCATCGAGCGCCTCACCTGTATGGCGGCGCGCATACTCGGGGAGCGAGACACCCTTATAGTTTTTGCGCGGTCTCCCTTCCGTGAAGCGGTTTGGATCGTCGCCTTTTTTGAATGGACGCAAATTATCAATCGAACGCTTAGCGATGTTATGCTTGGGTTTATCGTTGGTAGGATCATCTGACATGCAAATATTTATCGCTACCAGCGTGCCCCGTCGTCGTTCGCCCAGATGGTCATTATGAGACGATTGCCCCGCGTTACTGGCAAGCCACGATGCGCCAGACGCCTTCCGGTGAAGATCAGCGCGGAGCCTACCGGTAGGGCTGGCAAGGAAAGCTCGCCCAAGAGGCCGTCACACAGAAGCGTCCCGCCACCCTCAAAATCATCGTTGAGCGCGATCACGACAGTGTAGTCGGCGTCATAGTCAATATGGATGCCGCTCTCGGCTCTTGTCTCGGGTGTGTAAGACGCTACTTGAATGCTCGCATAATGATCGGGCAGGCGTCCGTTTATCGCCAGACAGACCGGCGCCAATGTATCGGCGAGCCATCCGCGAACGGTCGTTTCAAGCTCCGGATCGGCTGCGCACAAGATCGCCTCCGGAATTTGGTAAGCGGCCTCTTCCTCGGGGTTCGGGGAGAAGGTCCAGCCCGCTGATCGGTCGAGGATATGGCGGCAGGCCTCGGTCGAGAGCAGCGGCACCGCGAAGGCAGCTTGCGTGATAAGGGGGAGGCGGCACCGCGTGACTATCTCACCGAGCGTCGCCTTGGTATCATCGGGAAGCTTCGACCAAACCTCTCGAATGGCTTGTCGATCTTGGTCGGCGAGCGTGAGGGGACGAAGCGCGGATACTAGTTCGGGCGTCCAGACGGGATGTAGGAAGGTGTCAGTCATTCGTCTCCCGTGAATTCCGGATGAGCAATGGCCCATAGCGTCTGGTAATGCTCCGTCTTAAATTCCGCCTCCGAAATCTCGTGCCTCTTCATGAAGCGCTCTATACTCCGAATTCGCTTCGCGATTTTTTCAATTTCGTCGTGCAATCCACAAGCGGCGGCGCGGTTGTGAGCTATCGCTCTTTCAATCATGGTCTTTTCGTTTGCGATCTTATCAATCCGCTTTTGCAATTCGACGGCTGTGGTAATTTCGTTCATGACTGCCCCCCATCCAAGTCGGGATACTCGATCGCGAACATCGTTTGCCAGTGAGCATCCGGAAAGTCCGCGTAGGATACACTGTGCTTCGAACAAAACGCATTAACCGCCGCGCGCTTTTTAAACACCTTGTCAACGGCGTCGTTCTGGAGACTGCTCATTAAATCGAAAGCGATTTCGAGTCGGTCCAAATGATGTCGGAATTTGAGGAAGTCCACATTGTGGCGAAAGCATTGCTGAACGAGAGTTTCCATCGTTTCGCACAAGCCGGTCTCGGTGATCTGCCTTATCTCGTTCATGACTGCTCCGAATTATCGGAAGACGCTTCGGTGATGAATAAGCCGGTCTCGCGGGCGATGATCTCCAAGATTGCATCGACGCCTGCGATCAAGTTCAAGTTACCATCGATGAGCGCGTTTTCGAAGTCATAGGGGTAACTATCATCGTCAGAATTATCATCGTCAGAATTATAACCTCCGCACCAGACAAAACAGTCCCGGCCATCGGTATTTGCGGCGTCGAGGAACGCTTCGGCTAGTTTCTCTCGGGCGATCATGCCGCACCTCGATCACAATTTCGGAGGAAGCGCTCTTTGCGAAGGACTTGCGCCTCATTCGGGACAGGGAGTGCGTTGCGCAGGGCTGCGATGTATTCTTCGCGTTCTTGCTTCCACTTGTCGATCTCTGCCGCGATGCAGAGCGCGTCATCCAAGGCCTGTTCGGTGTAGGCCGTATTCAGGACACCTGTGAGCCTGATCGCATCGTTGATGAGCGGTTCGCGGTCACGAGGCCCGCTATCCCACTGGTAGCGTTCGCCGCCATCTTGAATTGCCCTGTGGTAATAAGCAATTTCTCTCCAAAGCTCGTTGAAACGCCGTTGACGCTTCCCCTCTTCGATCTCGTATTCTGTTAGTTCTCGTGGTGGCGGTGATGGTTCAAACATCAAAAACACGAATTGCGCGAGTTTAATTGTAATGAATGCGGCAAATATAAACCGGCCGAAGAATTCTAATATCTCCTTCATAAGTCTCCTTCTCTTATGGGGGAGATTATACCATTAGCGCTTCTCTCCCTTCAATATATATCCGGAGGTCGCCGAAAAGGGCGGAATAAGGGCTTAAAAATGCGATTTCCATCATCGCCATACTTGGAAGAGCATTTCCTCATCTTTGTCCGAGAAACGCGATAGGAAGACGCGCCGGAAGCTCTTTATCGTGCTGGCGGAGTTTTTTACCTCTATGAACGATAGCTCACACGCTCTGATCGGGATCGAGTGGAGGATCGCGTAGAGAATCCTTTCGATAGATTCCCGTGTCTGCTTCGGCATCGCTCCGGGAGCGTAGCGCTTGCGCTGTGTATAGCCGTCCAACATCTCCCGGAGTTGCTCGATCGTCGTTGCTGTATCGCCCGTGCAATAGACGCCCGTGAAATCGTGTAGGTATAGATCGTAATAGGCTATCGCCTCTTCGGCGGTCGCGATGTCTCCGTTCCATTTTACTGCGCCGAATGGATACATTTCGGCGGAGACGATCTTTGAGAAGACCGCCTCCCCGAAATGTCGAAGGTCACCCGTAGCCGGAGCGACGGTGCTCATCTTGATGCTCACTCCGTGTATCCGAAATCGGTCAACAGGCGGTCATACAAATCCATCGCATCATCGAGGATGTTCGGCGCGAAGCGACATTCGAGGGTCGGGATATGCACACCGCCAAACACCGCCTCTTCGAGATGGTCTTCATAGGTCGCGAGGACAACGCGCATTGCCGCGACGAACCGCTCATCCGAGAGGATAGCCATAAAGTTGGTATTGGCGTTGCGGGGGTCACGCTCGGCGCGGGAAGGAACGAACCATCCGATGGTCTCAGGGTAATGATCCAGAGGCGTGACGCGTTCGTCCGTGGGAAAGGCGATCTCGATAGCCTCGCGTTTTGCCGGGTTGTTCACCGGCTTTCCGCTCGGGCTGACCGCCGCCAAGAGGGCCTTGCCATAGCAGACAATGGGATAGCTGGGGTTGGACGGATTATGGATGAAGAACCGATCCTTCACGCCCGTCAATTTGGCCGTCGCATCGACGATCAACATGCCGGTCGCCTTGCCGCGACGGTCGGGGATGACGACGGTTTCGTAGGATTTGTTGCCGATCGCGGCTTGCAGCGCTTCATGCAGCTTGAAATCGACCGGCGTGCGGCTCTTGGTTTTCGAGCGAGGGTCGATGACGATTACATCAATCATACCAGTCATGTTCGTATAGGCCTGTCCCTCCCGTTTGTTCGCCTCCCCGATTGGAAGCTGGCCCGTGGATGCCTTATCGTCTCTCATGGAAGTCGAATTCTGTCAGCAATTATTTTTTTCATGTCGGGCAAGGCGTTCATGCCGCTGCGCTTTCGAACAGGGCTTCGAAAATGCAAGCGAGCGTAATGCGCTTATGATCCAGCAACCATTGCGCCGCTGCGATCGGGTTCATGATGTTAACCTCGCCCTCGCCGTCCGTGTAATAGCTGACATAAAAATCAGGATGGGATAGATGGATATGGTGGAGCGATATGTTGCTCTCGAATTCGAGGTAGGTTCCTTCGATCTCCACTCCGCCGATGGTGACATTTAAAGTCTTTTGGAATTCGTCAAGTGCAGGCGGTAGCTTGTGGGTAAACTTCTGGTCCATTCCAAACACGATGAGGTTTTGAAGAGCATGAACCTGATCGTAGGCCATCTTTGTGTTTACAGGGTCGGGAGCTTCGATGGGCGGCGCGAGTTCTTCAATCATGACACTTCTCTCTTTCGGCGGCGCCTATCGCTCCAGCCAATCGATCGCGTCAAGAAGAAAACAGCGTCAATCGAGCCAATAGGTAAAATAGATACGACGAATAGGTCGTTTCAAATCAATTGTAGTATCGCATTATCGTTTATCAAACGCCAAAGGGCGTAGCTTAACCTCTAACCCGAATCGCTTTCGGCGATGTCGGGCATTACGATGACGAACATGATGTTCGCCGTCATTCGGGCAACGCCGCGAACTTCGATCGCCTTCACTCATCGTCGCACTCGTCAAGTGCGTCCATGATCGCAGAGTAGGCTTCATCGCTCAAACCGGAGTTCGGTATCGTCTCCGCTATCCGGGAGCGGCGAGTTGATGAAACCGAGCAAGACGCGCTTGATCTCTTCGTCGATCATGACACCATCCCCAAAGCCTTCTCAAAGAGGGCGAGGCGCGCGTTAGCGCTCGCGAGACTGCCGTTGACGGCTTTGGTGATCGCGAGCTTGGACGGTCCATCCGCGAGTGCGTTGAGATTGTTCGCCAGCCAAAACACGACGGCTGTGTCCATCGCCATAGGAAGCGCGCCCGCGCCCTCGACGAGTTCAGGGACCGTGATACGGAGGCTCTTCGCACAGGTGATGTAATGTGTGCGGCCGGTCATCTGGATCACGCCTCGCCCACGAAATGTCCAACCGTCGCCCGACGCTTCGTCACCGTTGCCGAGCCTGTTTGCATAGACCCTGTTGGCAATCTTCTCGGGATCATGTGCGTAGGCCTTGGCGTCGGATGATCCATCAAAATGCGTCGGGAAGACCCGCATGAGGCCTTCCGCATCGTAGTTCAGGTTTTCGGTAAGCCTCGTGTAGCTTGCGCTCTCATAGGCCGTCTGGGCGATGAACCACGCGAGCCGTTGTGGAGTCTTGAGGTCCGCACGGTCGATCGCAGAGACGAGCGGGGCGAAGCTTTCTGCGGGGGCGTCGGGTAAAATTTTCTGGAGGATACTGGATGTGAACTTCATCCCGTATTTACACGGAAACCCCCACAGCGGAAAGGAGACGCTGTGGGGGCCACTCGAAGGAACAAGTAAGATGAAACTACTCTCTTACAGGCCTATTTATACCAAACCCCCTAAAAGCCGCGCCATATTATTCTACAGGGCTTGGCGATATCCTTTTACATTCTCCCATAATTCGTTCGCGTATGTCCACTTGCGGTGAAATAAAACATTGCTTTCAAGTTCACTGACGAAGCGGACGAACGATAATCTTGCGAGGGCGCACGCCTCTTCGTCGGTGCATCCGGAACTGATCAGCGCAAGCGCTTGATCAAATTCTGTCCACATCGATCGTGTGATTTCGGACGGACGAAATCGACCGTCCAATGACCTTTGCGATCGCCTCGAAGGTTTCGCCTTGGCTGCGCAACTGCCGCGCGGATTTGATTTGTGCAGGCGATAGTGGAGGGCGAGCGCGAATGTGAACGGGGTTCGCATCTTTCCAAAGCTTCCCATTTTTTATATGCGAAATCAGGGTGGGCGAAACATCGAGTAGCTTTGCTAGCGCCAATCCGGTCATCCCCTGCGCTAACTGATGGCGAATCATATCGACCTGCTCTTGTGAGAGTTTCTTTCTATTGCCCCACTTCCCGGAGCGATCAGCCAAGTTACCGCTGCGCGTGTCTATCCGGAGATTTTCGAGACGGTTATTCTGTCGATTGCCATCCGCGTGACAGACATCCATCCCTCGCGGGATCGGGCCGATGAATGCCTCTACGACGAGGCGATGAATGTAAAGGCACAGTCCCTGTCCGAACACAGCATGATAACGCGCGCCCTCACATCCTCCAGTCTCGTAAATCCGTGGTTCTCTTATCGGTCGCTCAGTTCCTCTTTTATCGATCCAAGAAAGAGCGCCCCGTCTTAAAGCGCCGTGGTTTGATACTTCCAAATTTCCGTTCAGTGCAGCGATCGGCTTCCAAATCTCTAATGACATAATTCCTTTCGAGAATGTTATTACTGTTTATATTTATACTCGTGGATCAATCCGGAGGTAATTCGTCCATTCGGCATGATCGAGACGCATCCAGATGGTCACACCATCGTCTCTCATCGGGTATTTCAGGAGCTTCGCGGCATCGATCAGAGCGCCGACATCGAGACCCGCGATCTCGGCTACGCCAATGGCCCGCAGGCGATAGGCACCGTGCGGAGAGAGCCTCTTAAAGCGTCGTAGGAAGGCTCTGGCGCGCTGTAGGTCATCGTCCGCCATAGACACGCTTAAAAGCCTTGGCGGCTTCCCACGGGGCTGTGCGAGGCGTTCGGACCTTCTTCGCCTTGCGCGCAGGCTTCGGCTTGGGATTCCAGCTATAGTCGATACCAGTTTCGCGCTCGATCTCAGCGATACGGCGGAGCGCGTAATCTTCAAATGCAGTCACAGTTTCTTCCTTTCAAAATGTGATTGAGGAAGAATACCGGACGGCCGGTCGGACTTTCATTATTAAAATATTGAAGCCGTTACGCGAGATCAGGCATAACCCATAAATACTTTGCTGTCAGGGTAACGCATGATAGCGGCAAGAGAATTCGAATATTGCTATAAATACCTCTACAAGGTATTGTTGCTTTGTCCTTTCAGAGATGCCGCCGCAGTTGCGTTACCTGCGGTGGCATTTTTGTTTTTGAAAGGACAACATGACTACATTTGAAGACGCGCTGGCGATCGTCCGCGCTACCATTGAAGCCGATCGAGCATTCATGACCGCAGCCCACAAGGCGCTCGCACCGACCGGCTTATTTGAACATGCTGCCGAAGTCCGTGCCTATCATGGTCTCCCCGATACGGTTCACGCCTTCGAGGCTGCTATCTCTGACAATTGGGGCGGAGCCGACCGTCCAGCGCCGCTCTCACGGAACGGCAAGAAAGCGCATCCCGCCAAGGCTGTCCGCCACTCGATCACGATGAAGGTCTGGAATAGCCCAAACTTCCGGTCCCGGATGGCGAACCCGACTTCCAAGCTCTATGCCGATTTGCGTAACGGAGCCGAGCTACTGGAAGCGCTGAAGCGTCCGCTCAAAGAACCGCTCGATCCCGCGTATGTTGCATATCTGCAAGGGATCGCACCTGATCTCGTTGGATATCGGATCGGTCTCCTAACGAGCATCGTAAAGGGGGACGGGCGCCGCATCCATGACTGGCAATATGTCTTGGTGCGTGATGACGCGATCGGCCACAAGATCGAGGGGAACGCGGTCATGGTCGTTCAGGGACAACGGAAGTTCATGCTACCGGCGTTCTCGCCACTCGATGCGAAATCGGCACCTCTCGCGGGGAATTATGTTTGCCAATCGAGATGCGCCGTCTCTGGCGGCGGGCATTGGTCTACGGGTGATTTCCCGAGTGCGTGAAATGAACTGCGTTCTATTAATACCCTCTAGAGAACTAATGGTTAGATGATATTAATAGAACGGTGAACCGTTTTAGGCGAAAACGGCGGAAAACCGCCATTTCTCGGAAGTAATTCGTTTAGAGTGGTCTCCTATTAATAGAACGCAGTTCGCCAATCCCGTTTCTCCGAAACGAGGGCTTCGCCCACCCATCGGAACCAAACAATAACTCGTAAGAGGAAATTAATACCGCGAGCGAGTTTGGTTCCGGGTTCCGTTTTTTCGGGTCAGTCCTGCTGGTGGATTCTGGTCATCACCTCGCCCATTACCTTTTGAGCGAGGGCGGCAGACTTGCGCCAGTTATCTGATGCGGCCAAGGCGCGCTTCGCCTTCTCCATATAGATGTCATCCAAGCCGCGAGCCGGGGTCTGGCGCACATGATTGAGCGCTTGCAACGCCTCATCGGAATACTGCACGGCTTGCGACCAAGCGACATCGTATGCCTTCTTGGCGTTATTCAGGTCTTCTATCGTTGCCATTCCGCTCTCCGATCCTACGCCCACCGTTCAGTCGTCCTTGCTCGACAACCGATCAACCTCGTTGTCCGTGGCTTCCTCCATCGCTTCCGAGACGAAATCTGAAAGGTCGCCGAGGTCATCCTCAAGCTCTTCCGTGGAGATGCCTTCTTCCTTTGCGGCGGCCACCATCCGGGCAACATGCGCGTCGATAATCTGCTGGCCCGGCTCATATGGCTCAGCGTTGATGTTCTCAGAGACCCAGCTATTTGCGAAATCCGTGACCTTGCGGCTCATGCAATCCTCCATGTTTCATACAGAGCATACAGGAGGCGGCAACGGGATGCCAAACATCATAATCGTGGCCGTCATGCCGCGCATGGAAGCCCTGATTTAGTCCGTCCGCGCGATCACTCGCGATAGCGTCGCCTTGTTCCAGCGACCGCCCTGCGGTGGCAGGATGTTTCGCCGATCAAGCTCGGCCGCGATTTGCGATAGGCTCAGCGGGCCTGCCGATCGAATATCATCGATGATCGGTCGCACCTCTTGCGCAAATGCTTGGGCGCGTGCCTCGCGCGCAGCACGCGACGCCGCACGCCCCTCGCTTATCTTGTCACCGAAAGCTTTGGCGCCGAGCGGATTGCCAAGCGTGACGCCTCGTGCCTTCGCCTGCGCAAGCGCAGCCTTCGTCCGCGCGCTGATCATCTTACGCTCGTTCTGAGCCATTGCGGCGACGATATGGAGCGTCAATTCGCTCATATCGGGCATATCGGCACATAGGAAGCGCGCACCTGAATCTTGAAGTGCGGCGAGGAATGCGACATTGCGGCTCAGCCGGTCCAGCTTCGCAATGATGAGCGTCGCGCCAGTAAGGCGACATTGAGCGAGCGCCTTCGCGAGTTCCGGCCGATCGTCACGCTTGCCAGATTCTATCTCGACATATTCGCCGATAGTCTCGCATCCACGCGCCGCACAGAATGCCTCGACAGCGCTCCGCTGCGCGTCGAGGCCCAAGCCTGATCGGCCCTGTTTTTCGGTGCTTACGCGATAATAGTTGATCGTCCGCATATGGGCCGCGCTGATAGCGTTGGCTCGCCGATATGTCACGGGCCGGGAAGGAACGCGTAGAGGCGCTGTAGCGGCTGTAGGACGCTTAGGAGCTTCCGGAGCCATCGTTATGGCAGGCGATGCCGAAACGCTCTGTGCAGGCTTTGAAGAGGCTCTGGCGGGCATCGTGATGACATCGGCAATCGAACGATCTCCGAGCTTCGTTGCAGCCTTGTAGGCCTCTAGCTGGTGCTTCTCCCATTGGCCGAAATCCTTCCGATTTCGGGGAGGTCCGGGGATGCACATATCACGGCTCGATTCCGCCATCATTGCCTTACCGGCTGGACCCGAAGGGAGACGCGCGACGCGAACCGGAACGCCTCCCATCATGACGCGGTGGCCGCCCCTGTAATAGCTCTTTACAAAGTTCGTCATCGTTCAAGCCTCCCCACGCGAGAGAATGAAATCAGCGGCTTTCGAAGCGCCCGATGCGGCTTTGAAGATCGCGCGGTTATCTTCCTTCAAATGGGCGAGCCACGAACCGAGATAATCGGCATGGCGAACCGTCGGTTGAATGCCGAGCGATGCACAGACGAAAGCGCTTCCCATTTCCGCAATCAATTCCTCTCGTGCGTAGTCCTTCGAGCCGAATTCATTTAAAAGATTGCGATCAAGCCGCGACTTGTGACCTGTCCAGTGAGATAGTTCATGTAGTGCCGTCCGGTTCCAATTGATCTGGTCATGAAATTGGGAGACTTTCGGAACCGCGATGTAGTCGAGAGACGGCACATAGAATGCTTTGTCTCCTCCGATGCGAAAATCGGCGCCCGATGCTCGAATGACTTCCCACGATGCCGCAAGTTGCTCGCTTTCATCGCGTGCGAGCGGCTCTACTGCATACTTCGCGGGAAGGTTATCAATCTGATCAGCGTTGAAGACATAGAACTTTTCCATAAAGAAAACGCCGCGAGCTTCGTCGCCATCACACGCAGCACGCTCGCTCTCATTCTTCGGAACGAAACGATCAGCAAAGACAATCATCGTGCCTTTCGATCCCTTCCGCACGCTGGCGCCAATGTCACGAGCTTGGTTGAAGGTCATCCAAACATTGCTTGCGAAAGAGTTGTCCATAACCGCAGCCCAAAGCAAAAGGACATTCACGCCCGAATAGTTGCGGCCCGTCACGGCATTGCGAGGAAGGCTGATCGGAGCCTTATCAGCGCCCCACGGGCAAGCCCACGGCGCAACGCCAGCCTCTAATTGAGCAATGATGCGCGCGGTTACCTCACTATAGATGTCGAGCGTCGGTGAAGCGTCGATCTTTACTTTCGTGTGTTTCACCCCAGACTTTTTAAAATCGTCGCGGAAGTTGTGGCGGACAGCGTTCATGGTATTATCTCCCGATTTTATTGATCAGCGTAGGATGTCAGCGCATTCCAGCGCCTCGATGAGCTTGCGTGCCCAAGCGTTTGCCTCAGCGTCTTTGCCGACGCTCTTGAAGGCGATTGCTTTGGCGAGGCACCGTGCGGTTTCAGACCGATCGACCATGATGTTTGCGTCTCCGTTTGACTAACTGAAACGGTCATCGCTCCAGCGTTTCATCTAGTCAAGCGCTCGTTAGACCATCTGTGACGATTGCTGAGTTTGCAGTCAGCGGGGAGATTTGAACCCATTCTGATATGGATCATCAGGCGGGATCATCATAGAACATCGTGGCGTATCAATAGGTTAGCATCAATGCCACGCTCTCGCCGACGCTGCCAGAGCATTGGGGGGACGATCGGCCAGACCATGCCGCCACCCCCTCCAGTGCCCCGGCCTCGTGCCGCCGTCCAAGGTCGCGTCAGAATTTTCACGCACTTTTTGAAATCGTCCCCAGATCGTCCCCCGATCGTCTCCGAAGAGCGTCCCTCGATCGTCCGGCAAGCACGGTCCTGATAAATATCGGCATGAATGATGACGATATCGTCGGGGGTCTATTTCCCGAAAACGCTGCCCCCGAGACTACTGACAAAGAACCCGACATCGCGAAGCTCAAGCGTATGTTCAACGAGGCCGCGTCGGCTCAAGAGGAAGCTCGTAAGCTCGCACAGAAGTCTCGCGATTATTATGATGGCGAGCAGATCGACGCTGCGACTAAAGGGATATTGCATAAACGCGGCCAGTCTGCGGGAGCGTGGAATCAAATTCGCCGGAGCGTGGATGGCGTCCTTGGTCTAATCAGTCAGTCCGCGAGCGATCCCGAGGCAACTGCCCGCAATGATAACGGAGACGAGGCCGCGACCGTCGTCACCAAGGTTTTGCGCTACCTTTCGGACAAGACCGATCTTGAAGAGACGAAGAGAATTCTTTCGAAAAGCTTTGTCGTCGGCGGCACATGTGCGGTCATCGTCGAAGTCGATCATACCGGAGATGCTCGCACCGTGCCGATCGAGTATGACGAATTCTATTACGATCCTTACAGCAAGCGTCCCGACTTCAGTGACGCGCAATATCTCATCCAAGCGAAGTGGCTCGATCTAAAGACTGCGCAACGGATGTGGCCCGACAAGGCCTCAAGCATCACGGCACCGTCCAATTCGGGATTCGGGATATTCGACCCTAGCGACAACGGTGAGTTTACGAATGCTTGGTGGGATGGACAGCGCAAGCGTCTCATGGTCGTCAACATATACTACATCGACCCCGAAACCGGGGTTTGGAATTACGCGATCCTCTGCCACTCAACGATCTTCGAATATGGTGAGAGCGGTTTCTTGGATGACAATGATCATCCCACCTGTCCGATCCTTGGTCTATCCTATGAGATGGATCGGCAGGGAGTGCGATACGGTATCGTAAAGGATATGATACCGTTGCAGGACAAGGTGAATGGCCTCGACAGCCGGACGCTACACCTCGCGGTTAGCACACAGGTCCAGATAACCGACGACAGCGCCTTACCCACCGATCGCGATACCGCACGCACCGAAGCGGCCCGAGCCGATGGCGTGATCCCCAAAGGCTATTCGAAGATCGAGACTACCGATCTTTTTCAAGGCGCGACGCTCAAGCTCAATCAGTATGTTCAGGCGATCAAGGATATGTCGCCCTCGCCATCGGTGCTTGGTCGAGCTGAGGGTGCAAACCAGTCGGGTAGGGCGCGCCAGATTGCCGCCGCGAGCGGTTTCACCGAAATGGCAACCGCGTTCGCGCGCCTCGAACGCCTCGAAGAACGCATATACGAGCAGATGTGGTTTCGTGCGCGACAGTTCATGACAGCGCCCAAAATGCTCCGCGTGACCGATGATACGGGCGCGAAAGAGAGCCTCATGCTCAATTACCCGATCCAGCATCCTATGACGGTCCACCAGCCCATAATCGGCGCCGATGGGAAGCCTGTCATTGATCCACACACTGGACAGCCTGCGATGCACCCTGTGGTCCAGCAACAGACGGTAGGGGTTCAGAACCAGCTTGCGCAGATGAGCGTCGAGATCACGATCACGACGGTGCGTCAGGCCGTCTCGTTACGCCAAGAGGCTATCGACGCGATGCTCGAATGGGCTGCGAAGACAGGCACCTCGATCCTCGCGCCAGAATTCGAATTCGTCATCCAGATGTCCAACATCCCCGACAAGGCTGAAATCTTGAGTGAGTATCAGCGTCTACGCGGCGCGGCGTCACAGCAACAGCAAGCCGGACAGGAGCAGCAACAGCAAGCCGCGCAGCAGGCTCAGGCTCTTCAGGCTCAGTCTGTTCAAGCGAAAACTGCGAAGGACAATGCACAGGCGCAGCGTGATACCACGATGGCACAGAAGCACGCGATCGAGGCTCACGAGCAAGCCTTCGACCTCAGCGTCAAAGAGCTTGCGCTTAAGCAGGCCACGCAAGGCGCCTCGCCCGAGATGTATGCCGCGCTCAATCCGCTGAATCAGCCGCCAGTATAAATAGATTCATCGAACCGTTCGAGGGGGTAGCTACCTCTTGTCCGGTTCAGGCGGTTAACGCGCCTAATCGGTTAGTGGAGGTTAGCCAACTTTATCAGGCTCCCGAAGCCGGGGTCACGGGCCGATTGGTAGTCAACACGCAGTTTGACAATGGAGAAGTATGGACGAGATTGATTCGATATTTGATGGTTTGAATTCCGCTCAAGATGAGCATGTTGAAATAGCCAATGAGGCGCCCGTCGAAGAGACGGTAGTCGAAGAGGCATCCGAAGCACCCGAGACCGAAACGGTCGAAGAAGCTCCGGCAGAGGTTGCGGAAGAGGAGGGGTCCAAAGAGGACAAATCCAAAGCTCCGGTTCCTTTAGCGACATTCCTCGACATGAGAGATAAGATGAAAGAGCATAAGGCAGAAGCCGAGTTGCTCCGTCGTCGAGTTGAAGAATTCGAAGCAAGCAAAAATCAAAGCGCTCCGTCTATCCCCGATCCATCTATTGATCCGAGAGGATTTGCGCAGGCCTACGCATCGCAGATCGACGCTCAGATGTTTGAACAGAGGCTCAATATATACGGAGATATGGCGGTCAAACAGCATGGCGAAGATACTGTGACGAAAGCAGTCGCATGGGCGGAAGAGCGACTTAAGGTCGATCCTTCGTTCGGCGAGCAGTTCCGGGCATCACGCAATCCTGTCGCTTTCATAATCGAGCAGCAGCAGCAGCAAGAAACCCTCGACCTCATGAGAACCGATCCGAAAGCTTACGCGAGACGGATTGCAGAAGAGGAGGGGTGGCTTGTTCCGGTGGCAGACCAGACGGTCTCGCCCACCACAACTAAACCCACGGCGAAAAAACCAACGACTCTTTCCAGTATCCCATCCGCGAGCGCCAACACGCCCTCGGATAAATCCGAAAAGGAGAATTTGGACGCCTTGTTCAATCGGTGACTCAAACTTAAATGACTAACTTTACACTTGCAACTCCTTCGCAGAACCAGATTTGGTCTACGAATTTCATTGCAGAATATGTCCGCGCTACGACCTATTCTGATTACATGTCCACCAAGGGCGACAATATCATCACGGTCAAGAATGAACTCTCGACCAAGGCTGGTGACTACATCCACACTCCGCTTTTCGCAAAGCTTCGTGGGAACCCGCTTGATCAGACCGGCAACCTCGTCGGCAACGAAATCGCCATCGGAAATTACTCCTGCGGCTTCCGCACCAACATGGTCCAGCAGGCGGTTACGATCCCGGTCTCGGAAGAGATCAAGACCGAACTCGACCTCCGTTCCATCGCAGGCGCAGGCTTGAAGCGCTATGCGGCAGAGCGGCTGAAGGTAGATCTTCAGACAGCGTTTTTCTCGGTTCCGGTTGGAACGGGGACGAATGTCGAAGACACGACCGTTGCCTACGGTGCGGCCAACGCCACACAGCTTAACGCTTACTGCGTCGCGAACTCGGATCGTCTCTTGTTCTCGGGTGGATCGAACACCAACACGATGTCGACCTCCATCGCAACCGTTGCGGCTGACACTGGCGTCCTGAGCGCCAAGACGCTGTGTGCGGCTAAAGACATGGCCGAGCAGACTACTAATTCGAGCCTGTTTGCCATTACGCCTTACATGACCAAAAGCGGTCAGGAATGGTTTGTCTTGTTTGTTGACCCGAAGGGTTTCCGCCAGCTTCAGGCTGATGCTGAAATCCGTGCGGCTACAAAGGATGCCCGTCCTCGCGAGAAGGATTTCGAAGATAACCCGCTCTTCAACGGCGGAGACTTGCTTTTTGATGGTATAATCATCAAAAAAGCTCGCGATTATACTTCGGTCTCCGCCAGCGGCGGCGCTTCGGGTGTCGCGGTTGGTCAGGCGCAGTTGTGCGGCATCAATTCGGTCCTCATGGGTTATTCGATGAAGACCAAGCCGACCCGTCTCAACGAGGATAAGTATCAGACCGTTTACGGTGTGGGCTTCCAAGAGTATCGCGGCCAGACCAAGGTTTCGGTCAATGGAACCCAGACCGGAATGGTCTCGATCTTCCACTCGGAAGCTTCAGTTTAACTCTAACCAATAAAAGAAAGAGGGAGTCGTCGGGGAAACTCGGCGGCTCCTTTCTTTTGGCGCAGAGCGTGACGGCTCATCGAATAAATATCTACATGGCATCCTGCAAACACATCATCACTCTCGCACTTTCCAAACTGGGCGTCGCCTCTTCGGTCAAGCCCGTGCGGGACGAAGATTTACAGCTTGGTCTCTCGACGCTCATCTCTCGATATCGAAGCCTGATCGCGACGGGAGGATTGGGAAAGGGGCGCCATCGCCATGTTACGAGCGACTATATCGCGCGTCCCTTCGACCGTATTCTAAAGGATAGCACGACCCCCATCACGATCACGCTCCCCGAGCTTGTTTCTGTCCATGACCGGTTTCGTGGCGACTATTCCTATGATGTTTGCGGCGATCCTCGTCATCCTCCCCGCGACGGTAGTTTCATCGTTATCAACGACGCGCAGACGGGCGGAACGGAAGAACATATCTATGAAGGCTATACCAATCGTTGGATCAGCGTCTTCGATCTTTCGTTGAATGAATATACCGAAAATCGCAACGATGCTGGACAGATCGTAAGCATAACGCCGGAATCGACGGCGCCATTATCCTTTCAAGATGAAAATGGCCTCGCAGCTTTTCTCGCGATCAGTCTCGCCGATCATTACGGAGCGGACCTCAACGCTGTGACTATCCGTGATGCTGGGAATTGGCAAATGGCCCTCGTGACACGCTTTGGTGATCCGGACGAATACGAGCACCATCACCGCTTCTGTTAAATACTTGATGAAGATTCCTTTCGCGACAGAAGCATACAAACGCTCGAACGCTTTTTTACCCGAACAAAAGTGCGTCAACTTTCTTGTCGAAGAGGATGATAGCGACGCCAATACGACGCAGGTCATGCTTTTACAGCGTCCGGGCTTGGACGCTTATGCGACCCTTCCGGCGCCAATTCAGGGCCTATATTCCAGCCAAAGCGCCTTAGCGTCCACGCTGCCCACTACGGTAGCCGTCGCTGGAAACATTCTCTACTCGCTCGATGATACGATCTTGGCACCGCTCGGCACAATGTCGGGGACCGATGGCCTCGTTAAGATCGTAAGTAATTTCGACCGCATCTGCATTGTTAGCGGCCCCCTACTTTATTGTTACGGTGCTAGCACGGGATCAACCGCTAATACCTTCCGTTACATCCCGACAGCCGATTCCTATCAGGTCGCGGATGTCACTTCGCTGGACGGTTACTTTATCGTCGCGATGACCGATTCAACCTTCTTTTGGCTGAACCCCGGCGACGATGACTGGAACGGCGGTGATCCCGATCGCGCCTTGCAATTCGCTACCGCAGAAAGTCAGCCCGATGGCCTCGTCGGCGTTAACACCCTCGACGGCAACCTGTTCTTCTTTGGTCAAAAATCGATCGAGGTTTGGCAACCGACTGGTAATGGAGACGCTCCGTTCCAGCGCGTTGCAGGACAACTCTATCAGCGTGGTTGCCTAGCTCGCGACACGATCGTCCAATGCGACAATAGCCTGTTTTGGGTAGGGGACGATTGCAAGGTTTACCGCGTCTCATCCGTGCCGTTGCGCGTGTCCACAAGTTCGATCGAAGAGCGTATCCGAAAGCGGACAGGCGATCTCTCGGCTTGGACTTTCGACTGGGATGGACACCTCGTCTATGTCCTTCGTATCGCGGGGCAGGGGACATTCGGATACGATGTCTCGTCTAAACGCTGGAGCGAGCTTGCCAGCGAGGGCTACGGCTTCTTTCGTCCTGTATGCGCAGCCCTGATCGACAACGATGCTATCGTCGGGGACAGCGAAACAGGCGCCTTGTGGAAACTATCAGACTCTTCGACCGATGCCGGAACGCTTATCCGACGCACAGCGAGCGGCACGATCGCGCTCAACTCAAAGCCCATCCGGAACGATAACATCGTCTTGGATGTCGGCTCGGAAGGTGCCTGCCATTGGATGCTGCGATGGGCAGACGGCGACCAGAATCTCGATGATCAGCCTTGGGTAAGCCTGCCCGCTCGGACGGGTGCAGATACTCTCACGCTATACCGTCTCGGCATCGCCACGCAGCCTTATCGCACATTCGAAATTGAAGTGACCGATCCGGTCGCGGTGCGGTTCAGCGGAGCGCGGGCAGGGGAGGCGTGGAAGTGACCGATACGATCCAGCCGCTCAAGCTTACAAACCTTCGCGTCTCTATGCCGATCGTCAACTCGACAGATGGCACCGCGCTTCCCTATTTTAGCCAGACGATCAACAACGCTTGGTCTAACATCATCGTCGCCTTCAACGCTCTTGCGAGCAATGAGGGTGATCTCGCAGCCCTTGTCGCGCAAATCCAAGACATTCTGAATCAAATTGTCGCGATAAATGGCTTGATAGTCGATGTAAACGGCAAGCTCACGAATGCGAGCATAACGAACAGCTACACCGACCCGACCAATGTTTTGAGCGCGAGCGTCAGCGGGACAACCGCGACGATAACGATTGCCAATCATAACCGTCTCTACACCGATGGAACAAGTGTTGCCGTGACCGGTGGAACGATAACGGGCCTCGCCATCAACACGACCTACTATGTCTACTACAGCGACCCGACACGGGCGGGCGGCACGGTCACCTATCAATACTCTACCGACCAGACCGCAGCCGCGCAGGTCGGTGGCGTGCATTCCGTGGGTTCGATTTACACCGATAGCACCGCGACAGGGCCAATCTCTGGGGGCGGCACCGTCCCTCCCGGCACTGGAGGAGGCGGCGGCGATCATCCTCGTGTTGTTAGCGAGTGATCGTTTATCAGACGCGTGATCCCATCCTCGTAGAGCGTATCATCAACCAGCCCCACATGCTGGAGGCGTGCGGCTACACCGAACAGGCATCCGCTGATTTCAGCGAGATCGTCACGCGACCAGACTACATCCTATTGACGAATGGTCTCGATGCCTTTGGGCTATTCCACGGCCCGCATGGCGCCATCTGGGAAGCGCACAGCGCCCTCGATCGGACCTGTCGCGGCAGACGCGCTATCGACGCTTGGGCGAGCTTCTTCGAATGGATGTGGCTCAATACGCCCGCGAGGATCATCACAGCCGCGCCTCACAACGATAACAAGCCAGCTCGTTGGATGTGTCGCCGAATGGGGATGGAGTGCGTAGGCGAGAGCGACCAGCGCGAGTGGTTCAAGCTGGTCCGCCCATGATCCACCGCACCTTCGATCCAACGATCTTCAATACGCTCGCTAACCTACCGGATATTCGCGAGACATTTCAGCATCATCAACCGATCGGCACGACGCTGGATTTCACCAGCTTGATCGACGATCCGCATAATATCTTTCTCACGAACGGTATCGATGCGTGCGCCTATTATATTCGGACAAGCCCCGTCTCACTCGACGGGCATAGCATCGCCGCACCCTCGATCAGAGGCAAGCTGGCCGTAGCGATCGGCAAAGCTTGTTTAGAATGGCTCTGGCAAAATACCGATGCCTCGATAATCACGGGCAGCACACCGGTGGAATTACGAGCCGCGCGCCTATTCAATCGTTTGATAGGCTTAAAGAGCATAGGGCTTACGCCAGTTTACGGTGCTTTGGCTCCCCACATGGTTGAGCAGTTCTACATACAGCGCCCTTTGATAAATATTGGATGATCAAGCACACTGGTGAATTTTAAGATGCCGCCCGCAATCGCAGCGGCCGGTATAACTGCCGCAGGAAGCGTGGCTGGCGGCGAAGCCGCCGCGAAGGGAGCCGGAAAGGCCGCCAAGATTCAGGCGACCAATGACGCGGCAAATCGCGCGCAGGAGATGCAGCTTTATAACGATGCTGTCACGCGTGACGCTCCCGAAATCAACTACGGGAACAGCGCCGAAAATACTTACAACGGCCTATTAGGCAATGGGAGCGATCCCGCAGCATCACAGAAAGCGTTCAATACATGGTTGGGATCAACGAACTATAACTTCGACCTCAACAACGCCATGAATGCCGTAAACTCGAATGCCTATGCGACAGGTCTCGGACGATCGGGAGCGACCTACAAGGCTCTCCAGACGCAAGGTGGCAATGTCGCCAATAGCTATTTGCAAAACTACCTCGGAGATTTGCAGAACAGCGTCAATACCGGCGTCTCTGCGAAGAACGCTCTTACTGGCGTTCAGACCAATGTCACCAACGGTATAATCCAGTCTGGGCAGAATGCGGCTAATGCGGCGAGCAGCGCCGCGACCGCGACCGGGGGCAACATGGCGAGCATGTGGCAGAATCTCGGAAACTTGGCAGCGAATACATATCAGTCGTCATACGGAAATAGCAGCTTACCGAACTTCCAATTCGGTTCGACCGCTCCGATCAGCGTCAACAACAACTCAGATTATTCGGAGGGCTGATCATGAGTGATATTGACTGGAGCGCTCTCTCAAACGCCGTTGCTAAGCCGCTCGATCCCGTCACGGCTCTCTATACGGGTGCCCAACAGCGCGTGAATCAACAAAAGCTACAGGATGCGGAGGCTATCCAGCGTGCGCAAACCGCTGCGCAGTCACAAGCAGCACAGGACTTTACGGCGGGAAATCAGACTGGCGCTCAGGCCGACATGATAGGCGCGGGCCTCTGGGATGGGCTTACGGGCGTCAACGCGTCACAGAAACAGAATTACGATCAGGCGAACAAGGATGCAGAGAATTTCGCGGGAATAATTCACTCTGTATCATCGCTTCCATATGAACAACGCTCCGGCGCTATCGCATCTGTGAAGCCGGTCCTGATGAAGATTCCCGGTTTTAGCTCGGACTCGATCGATAATTTCGACCCTACAAATGAGAATATCGCGGCACTCGCAAATTTTGGCTATTCGACAAAGGATCAAACCGATTCTGCGATCTCCCAACAGAATGCAGATACTGGCCGATTGAACGCCAATGTCGCGCAGCAAAACGCCAACTACAACGATACGAAACCGATCGAGATTGATCCTACGAAGAATGTTTACACGCCTAGCGGCGCTATGGCTCCCGCGAGCGTGGGGGTGCCTACCGCCCCCACGGGGCACGCCTCTGGGGCTGATGGATCACTCGCCGCGCGCAATAATAATCCGGGCAATCTTCGCTATGACGGGCATAGCCAATGGCAGGGTATGACTGGCGTGGACCCGCGTGGTTTCGTCGTTTTCGATACACCCGCCAATGGGCAGCGCGCGCTTTCGATCGATATAGCCAACCAACAGAAGTTGCACGGTATCAACACCGTAGCGGGCCTTATCAATAAGTTCGCGCCGTCGTCCGATAACAACGATCCGCACAGCTATGCGCAGACTGTAGCCCGCTCGCTTGGCGTGGGCGTCAACGATCCGATCGACCTCACTAATCCGAATGTTCAGGCTACGCTCTCGCGGGCGATTGGTGGGGTTGAGGCCGGTGGCACGCCATCCAAGTTTGCGAACACGGCTCCTGCCCCTACCGCCTCGGCGCCCGCCAGTGCAGGCGCTCCTGCCCCTACCGCCTCGGCGCCCGCCAGTGCAGGCGCTCCTGCCCCGAATATGGGCGGCTGGACCCTTGCTCAAACAGGGACACCGAAGGCAGACAAGGATGCGGTTGACCCCAACGACCCCGCTGTCAAACTCGGCGCCGAGCAATATATCCTAAAAGGAACTTTGCCCCCGCTCGGAATGGGTAACGGCCCGATGCGCAAGGCCATGCTCGATTTCGCCGCAAATATCATGAAGGCGAACAATTGGACGGGCGATGACCTAAGTCGTGTCCGCCAGATGTATCAATCGCAGCAAGGTAATCTGAATAGGCTCCAACAAAATGCTGGCAGTGCTAGCGCTTCCGAACAGACGGCTCTGCAAAACGGCAAGATATTCCTCGATGCCAGCACCCGCGCTCCGGGACAGACACGCTTTCCGTTGCTTAATTCGGCGATTCAAGGCGCCGCCTACCAGACCGGCAATCCAGATGTCAGCGCGATGCGTAGCTCTTACAACACCTTCATCAATGAATACGCTCGCGTTCTTACGATGAGTCCGACAGGGGCAGGGACACTTTCGGACTCCGCCCGAACAGAAAACGAAAAAACGCTCGAATCGAATGCTACACCAGCGCAGAAACAGGCAGCTTTCAATGTGATGAAGCAAGACATGGACAACCGCATCGCGGCAATCCACGGAGCGATCAAGACTTCGCAGGATACGGTTGGAAGTCTTCTCTATCCACATCAACACGCGAATAGCGCGCCAGCGGCAAGAATACCCTCATCTGCGGCTGCTTACCTCAAATCCAATCCGGGATTGCGCGCTCAGTTTGATGCGAAATATGGGACGGGGGCTTCGGCGTCCGTGCTTGGTCATTGACAGTGGCGGATAACCCATTCGACCAGTTCGACGCTCCGACAACGACTCCCGCTCCGGTTGCTAGCGGACCTTCGGCGTCCGCCAATCCGTTCGACCAGTTCGACACGGAAGCTCCGCCAGCACCGACACAAGCTCCGCCGACACAGGACGACATCAATGACCATCTCCAAAAGATGCTGGCCGATCCGAAAACGAGCGGGAAGGATATCCGCGATTTTTATTCCAGCTTCGGGAGCCAACTCCCAGAGAATGTCTCGCGGATAATCGATCAGCGCGATCAGTATATCGCGGCCAATCATTCCGCGCCGACGATCGGCGTGGATATCGAGCATCCCATTGGTAATGCGGGTGGCCTCGTAGATAACCGGCCATATTCCTTCATGGAGGGCGTTCGCCAAGGTGATCAGCACATCCTCTCGAATGTCGCTGGTGCGGCCGGATGGCTCGGCAACAAGGCGGGCCTCGACAACAATTGGGCGGACGGTTCGCGGGATTATTTTCGCAATTTAGAAGCGCCTGAAACGACACAAGGATCGAGCGGCGGAAAGCTCGTCGGCGAGATTATTGGCACTGCCCCACTCGCGCTCGCAACCGCCCCGTTAGAAGGCGTCATAGCCGGTGCGGGAGTGCCGCTGGCGGCGGCTCGCGGCCTTTCGACGATTGCAGATGGCGCCCTTCAAAGCGCGGTCGCATCCAACTCACGCACCCCTACGGGCGTGTTAGAAGACGCGGGGATAGGCGGCGGTGCCAGCTTCCTCGGCAGCAAGTTATTGAACCCCGTTGCAGCGGCGATTGCGCCCAACTTGTCCGCATCCGCTCAGGCTCTCCGCAACCTTGGCGTCCGCCTTACTCCCGGCCAATTGGCGGAAGGAACGCTGCTTGGAAATGGACTCCGGAAGATCGAGGATACATCAACCCATCTCCCGCTTTTCGGCGACATCCTTACCAATGCTCGCCAGACAGCCAATCGGCAGTTGAACACGGGCGTTGCAAACGATGCTCTCAGCCATATCGATCAGACACTTCCGTCCGATGTTGCAGCGGGACATGATGCGGTAGGCGCGACACGGCGCGCGATCTCGCAGCATTATGATGATGCTTACTCTCGTGCCACGCTCGCGAATGATCCGCAGTTGATGACCGATCTTACCGCCGCTCGTCAAAACGCTACGAATGGAGTCCTGTCGGGCGATGCCGGTAATCAGCTAAACGCGTCCATCGATAGCGTCGTCGATCATCGTCTCGGGAACAGCGGCTTGCCCCTTCCGGGCGATCAGGTGGCAGGGATGCTGCGTGATCTCAATTCAAGAATTTCAGCCGCTACGGACCCTGCATACAAGTCGTCGCTCCGCGATGTTCGAAGCGCCGTAAACGACGCTATCTCTCGCCAATCTGGACCCGATGTAGCGAACGATCTTTCGAACGCTGGAGCGGCTTGGCAGAAATATTCGATCATGCGTAACGCGGCATCAAAGGCGACCGATGGGGTTTACTCTCCGGGCCAACTCTCCACCGCCGTGCGGATGGGCGATAGTTCGATCGCGAAAGGCGCGAGCGCGGAGGGGGATGCACCTCTCCAGAATATCAGCAACGCCGCCCGGAGCATTATGCCGTCGAGAGTGGGAGACTCGGGAACAGCGGGTCGCAACTTGATCAATGGTCTGACAGTCGGGGCGGGTGCAGTAGGCCATTCCGCTGTGGCGGCCCACCCTGCGGGGCTTGCCTCCCTTGCAGCCGCGTCCGCAATTTATTCTCCGTGGGGGTTGCGTGCCGTTAATGCCGTCTATGGCCGGAATCCGGGGGAGTCAGCGCAGGCATTGCGTGCGCTATTCGAGCATCTGACACCTAAAGCGATTGGCACGCTGACAACTCTCTCGAATGATCCGAACGAATAAAAAGAGCATGATCAAACGGAGTGCCTGATAGCTAAGTCTTGATAAATATTGGATGACGAATTCATCCAGTTCCAATACGCTCTTTAGCGGCTACATCAATTCCGTAATCAACATCGATGCGCTACGCACCTACGATATAAGCAATCTAACGACCGGCGCGGGTATACTCGTCACTGGGAATGAATATCTTGGAGATCACAGCGGCGGCGCCTATTTCCTTGATCTAAATTCGACCGCGAACGATGACGGCCTGACTGTAGTTGCGCCGAATTCCGGCTCTGGCAGATGGCTATTGGGCGTTGGGCGAGGGAATGTAGGACCGGCAGGGCCAGCGGGTGCAAATGGTGCAAACGGTCCGGCAGGGCCAGCAGGGCCAGCGGGCGGTCTCGCATCCGTTTCGAGCTTCGGCTCTCTTGCAACGCCAAGCGCGGCTCTGGCGACTACACAGAGTGCCCTCAACGCACAGGGCGAGGGTGGAACAATCGTAGTTGATTCAGAGGCCTTGCTCGGGACGGGCGAGCCGACCAATCCTGCCGTCTCTCTGATTGGCGACAAGAAACTCTACACCACCCCCACCGGCACGGGATCGCTCAATATCTCGGGCGGACGAAAGGTCTTCAACAAAGTCGGTCGCAGTGATGCCTTATACAACTGGGGCACCGAATATCTTGGCCCGGTTTTCCTGAAAAAGCTTGCGGCCGGATCGCCTATCCAGATTGCGCTTATTGGCGACTCCAACACGGCGGGCAATGCCGGACCGTTGATTGCATCACTTCTTGGTTCTCTTCCGAATTGTACTGTAACTAATTACGGCGTTAGCGGCACGACTTTCGAGCAGTGGCGTATCGGTGCTGGCGGCGGCGACTGGACCGGAAAGTCTATGGCTTCTGTTATGGCAGCGGCGCCCGACCTTCTAATAGATTGCTACGGCGGCACGAACGATCCAGCGTTTGCTGGCTCCCCGGCGGCATTCGAAAGTTCAAAGCGGACGGCTTATACCGCAGTTCGCGCACAATATAATGTCCAGCAAATGTCGATCGTTATGGTCACCAGCGGTCCGCAGAACAATGGAGCGCCAAATACGGGGACTACCTCGCTACGCGATGAACTCTGGAACGCCGAAGTTCGGCCGATCATCAAGCAGCTTGCGCAGGACTATCAGGCAGCATTCGTTGATAAGAACGCTCGCGTTCCCGATGCCTTCGTAGACTTTCTCGCGCAAGGTTCGCAGGATAGCAATCTCGATACCAACCGAGTGCATACGCAGCCTTGGCTGTCGGCCGCCATCGCACAATGGGTTTTCGAGGGCATTGTGCCTTCGAACTTCCGAAGCGGCGCGAGCAGCTTCATGTTCGGCGGCGGTTCTCCCATCGCAGCGGGATTGACCCCCGCCAACTTCCCGCTCGGGTTCTCGATCGCAGCGGTTGCTGGCCTATCGGAATACAACTCAATGTCGTGGGTTGCCACTTTCTCGCCGGTAAGCGGCGCTGGCAAGTTCCCCCTCCAAGTTGCGTTCTCCTACGCTGGTGGCCTCGACGGCACGGGTTCCCTTCCACTCATTTGGCGCACGACATTCACAGGCAATACGACTTGGGGACCGTGGCAGAACTTGGGAGGCGGAAGTCTCGGTGTCACTCCAGCTTCCGGCTTTACGGCTCCCGGCACACAGGCGATGAAGACCAAGCTCAATGGCGGCGAGGCGCGAGGGTCGGGTTATTTCACGATTACGACGCCCGCCGCTCTTACGAAGGGTCAGGCTATCGGGCAGATAGGGCTGGCAAGCCACAGACCAATCGTTCCGATGTATGGCGTGCGGTTGATCGCGCTGGTTAATCAGACGGGCTATGAGGTTCTATCCGGCAATATCACGACGGGGGGCGCAATTACCTGTCAGCAGGCTGGCACCCTTTCAGCTTCGCAGGTGTGGATCGACCACACTTGGCCGGTCATCTAATGAGCGATCAAGCGCCAATTGATATGGCGATGTTGTTGCGACTTATGGACGCGCGTTTCGACGCGCAAAAAGAGGCTCAGAAGGCATCGAACGATCTCGTGGCCTCAAAGCTTGATGTCCAGAATGCATTGTTGACCCGCATCAACGAAGAGCAACGCGCCGATCGTGGGCGGGTGGATGGTCTCGAAACCCGTGTTGACGATCACGAAAAGCGTATCCAGACGATCGAGGTGACACGGCTTACGGGCCTATCCCACATGCGTATCGCGGGAGGCGTGCTGGTTGCCATCGGCGGCGCCATCGGTTTCCTGATCAAGCTCGCTTTCGGTCACGGATGATCCACCCCGAAGATCGCAGCGAAGCGGATGAAATCCGTATTACCTAGACCCTCACCCTCTGTCCGCCTAAAAAGGCAAAACGGGGAAGCAGATGACAGAGAGTGGTGCCGCCAGAATGGAAAGGGAAAATTCGGCTACCCGACTAAGTGACCATTTCCATAAGGTTCGGCTTACCTCGCTCATCCTCTCCATGAGCCTGCTTTTCGCGAGCATCCACGGTAATACCCTTAAATTACCGCTACTTGATCTCACCGTGGCGACAGGGGAGGGGCCTTTCCTGTTGGTGTCGCTGTCAATAGCGAGCGCGGTAGCGTTCGCTCACTTCTTAACGCTCTGGCGTGCAGAAGCGCGTGAAGTAGACTCCCAATCTCAAGATGCGATGACTTTCCAATCAAGCGTCCAAACGCTAATTGGGGAAGCTCAATCTCTGCAACAGAGAATTGAAGATCGATCTTCAGAACTGTATAAATTCGCCCGTAATATCGACGAAGGCGGACGCGTTCCCAGACCTGTGCAAACGGTAGAGTGGGATGCCTTTCATCGTAAATTACGAGGGGCGCTTGAAGAGCTGACTGACGATCTATCTGAAAAAATCTATAATGTTGGTGTTGTGGCTGCGCAGAATATTACTGCGGCAGGAATTCAAGAAGAGAACGCTCTGCATGATCAAGCAATTCAGGATGAAAACCTGTATGCCTTGAGGGAACGGCTATCTCTGGATGATTTTGAGATTGTTCTAAAGGAAATTCGCGCGCGCAGGCTGGAGGAGCAAAGCAGGGCCAACGGCGTGGTAGGCTTTGTCTTCGACAATCAAAAAAGGGTTTTAGAGAGTTTTCGTAGCGACGCACACGACAAGTTGTTTACGGACGCCGAATTTTCCTCGGCGCTAATGGGAGTTATGAGCGAGAACAATTTGATGCTCGATCAGTTTGTAAGAACAAATGAAAAGGCTTCATCCGACTTCTCGGAACTTTCGACAGAAGTCCAAAAACAAACCGTTAAACTTTCTTCTGCTCTAAGAGCCCTTCGAAGGTCATCGAGACTGACGCAGATTCAAATTCGTGGGTTCGATCTAGCCATCCCTACGATAGCCTTCGGCATCGCCGAAGCACATTCCATAGGCAGTCTTTTCACGGGTTTCATTCCGTCAGCGCCTGCCATGTTCGGAGCGATCCAGCCTTACATCAAGGCGGGTGGGTGGCTGGCAACGACGGTGGTCTGTCTAGTGTTTGGTGGTGCGATAGCGTCCCTTTCCGGAATCCGATCTTGGAGCGACCTGCGCCGCATCTTCAGACCAGATTAATTCCGGATGCGCATTGCGGGCCGTGCTTCGCCGATGAAGATTAGCCGATCGCAAACGGATGTCGAATCCCGTTGGGCGACATTGATAAATATTCGGTGCGAAGCAAATTCAACAACAAACGAACTGTTATAGAAGGAAAATCTTTCCACTCCAAAGGCGAGGCGGCTCGCTATCTTGTGTTGCGTGATCGTTTCGCGGCGGGAGTGATCAGCGATTTGCGACTTCAGGTTTCATATCGACTTACAGTCAATGATGACCTCATCTGCCGATACATCGCCGACTTTGTTTATATCCGTGATGGTCTCGAAATCGTCGAAGATTACAAGGGCGCGATCACGGATGTGTTTCGTTTAAAGCGGAAGCTCATGAGAGCCTGTCACGGGATCACGATATATGAGGTGACGAAGGCGGACGCGCCATGAGTGACGATATCGAATTCCGCCCCTGCCAAAGATATTCTGGCTACGAAGCGTCACGAGACGGGATTATCCGCCGTGCCGAGCGTCCCTCCAAATCGAAGACGCCAAAGCCGCCAATACCCGCTTTCATCGTCACGCCATCCGTTAGAAGCCCTTTGAGAGTGGCCCTGCGCAAGCCGTTCGGTTGGACGCTGCTTGCCGACTTGGTTGAGGATGCGTGGGGAAGGGAAGCAAGCGTGCCGCGCCCGCGTGCGCGACGCCCCTCCCCAAAACGGCTCATCACACTTGCGGAGTGGTTTGATCAGCTTCGCTCGAAAGAGACATGTCCGGACGATTGAGAGCCCTCTGGACGAAGGTTCGCGATCGTTGGGCGGCCTTGCAAAGCTCCGATGCCTTCCATCCCACGATGACGAGATTCATGAGATTGCCGAGACCGGTATCGTTCGTGCTGATCGTCACGATGTTTTTGCTCGGATGGCATGACCCGACTCACTTTTCCGTTTTCGCGGACGCTATGGCGAAACTTCCAAGCGAGTTCTGGAATGTCGTGATGATACTCTTGGGATCAATCGCCGCATCTAAATTGATTAGAGATGCGCGTGAATAATGCGGTTGTAATTGCAGCGTTTTATAATGATGAATGGCGAAACAACTTCCTGATGTCGATAGACTGAATTTACTCTTTGATTACGATTCCGTAACTGGCACGCCTACTTTCAAGCCCCGCGAAGGACGAACAAGGTCCGATTTAGTTTTTAATGGATTGGTTTTCCGGGGAAGTCTGCTGGTTACAAGACGCGGAGCGGATATCTGATAGTAACCGTTGATAGAGGGGAATATCTTGCCCATCGAGTCATCTGGAAAATGCAGTGTGGCAAGGAACCGCCAGCAGTTATCGACCACATTGATGGAGATGGCTTGAACAACCGCATCACGAATCTCCGCGCAGCTTCATTCGCCGAAAATGCACGAAACGCTATGCGGCGGAAGCCTAACGCTGCGGGTCGAAAAGGGGTCAAGCCACTCCCGAGTGGTCGCTTTGAAGCGCGAATCATGAAAGATGGGAAGCGTTATTATCTCGGGGTCCACGATACGGCGGATATCGCTCATGCTGTCTATTGCGAGGCAGCGAGGCAGCATCACGGCAGCTTCGCCAATTCTGGAATGTCGTGATGATCCTGCTTTCCAGCATCGCGGCGTCAAAGCTCGTGCGGGATGTGCGGGGATGATAGCTGCTGTGGTATTCGTGATGTCGGAAGCTCGCTGACAGCATAATGCCCGAGCGCTATGCTGCGCCTCCAAGGCTTGCGATTTCAAATTCTGGCAACGCGAGGGGGCGCCAGTCGGCGGTGCCGACGCCCCCAGCGCTTTTATGGGTTGAAACGCCAAAATGTCTCTTTTCGATAGGCCCAACTGTAGCTCCGAAGGGAAACTTCGATCTCGCTATTTTGAGCGGACTTAGCGGCCACGAACGACGCCGCGTGCCCACAACCGCCGCGAAGTGATCCTTGAAAGGCGGGCCGGTCACGGACGAATGCTAACCACGCGGCTTGGACAGTGGCCTGCGCATGGGGTTTGTTTATGTCATAAGGGAATTCGTCGGAGGCGTATACCGGCATGTCGCTTCCCTCTCGCCGGTTGTTCTCCGCCCAACAGTATTCAAAGCCATGAGGAGACGAGGGGTTTTTGTCAGAATCTTTGTCAGTGACCTTTGCTCCCCCAAAGCCAGACGCCGTGCACTTTTCTTTTAGTTTTTTGATTCGAGACGCGCATAAATCAGGATTACCCGTATCAAGCTCGCATTGTGCATAGGACGCTCTGAAGGACGCAGAATCAGCCTGACAATTTTCTTCGGAAACAGTGTCGAGGTCCGCGCGCGCCGATGTTGGCGTAATAGCCACCATCGCGCCACAGATGGTTATGAAGACTAAAGAATGTCGCATTTTGGCTCCCCCCTGCCGATTTATCGAAAAGCTATAGAAACTTTATAGACGAGTCTATGCCTGTCCGTATTGACTGCGCTCTTGATCCTTTGGGTCTTTCGTTGGATCGTCAGCGGATGCTGGCGCTGATTACGGCTTCACGGGCGGCTTCATACCGCGCGCGATCATGCGCCGCTTGATATCCCAATTGAGGCAACGGCACCAAAAGAGATAGGCTAACACGGGCACGACCATCCACGGGCTTTGCCCGATAATAGCCAT